TCGGGGAATTGGCGGGGACTTTTTTTAGCGAATATGACTAAGAAATAGGTCTGTTGTCGCTTCAGCAAGTTCGTCCTCAACTTGGTTATAACGATCGGTCATATAGACTTTTGTATGGCCCAGCGCCTGGCTTAATTGTTCAAGCGGAACCCCTGCAATAATGCTTTGAGTTGTGAAGAAGTGGCGCATCATGTGAGGTGTTACATGTAGACCTGTTGCTTCATTCACTAGATTGAAATTTCTATTCAACTGGTTTGGATTGATGAGACCACCTTTTTCATTCAGGGTGATATAATCTTTTTGTTGCTCCTTAATAATCCCTAACTTTCGCTTAATCTTAGAAGCTTCAGCTATCAGATAATAGATAAGGTCTGTCCCGATATCGTCAAGGCAGACATAGCGCTCTGAATCCTTCGTTTTAAGCCCTCCTTTCCCTTTCAGGGTCTGGTTGCTTCGACTATCTCTAAGATGGAGTATAGCCCGCCCATTTTCGTTCTGAGTGACGTCTATTGAGCGCAATCCAAAGACTTCTCCTCTTCTCAATCCAAAGATGGTAAGATAGGTTAGAGCGTAGAATTGTTTTGACATGATTTCTTCCGCCTTGGCCATCCAAGTCTTGAATTCCTTGAGAGTCACTTTCTTGTTAGCTGCAGGGATATCACTCCGGCCGATGAAAACACCTTTCAAGCGATTTGAGAGCAGATTTCCATTTTTGACGGCATCATTCAGCAATGCCATGAAGCTAGAATTGAGGGTTTGAACAGTGTATCTGGTATGGTTCTGCAACTTTTCAGCGATAAAGAGTTCATACTCATTTCTATCCAGGTTTTTAAGAAGAACAGAACCAAACTTTGGTTTAATATGGTTTTTATAGAGGTTGTCATTGAGGTAGTAGGAAGTGTCATTCCAGCGCCCTGTTGACAATCTCTTTTCAGAATAAATATCCCAATACTGATCAAGTGTCAGATTGGTATTGATACCCAATTCCTGATCGTGGATTTGTTGCTCAATCTCTGTCAAGGCTGCACGAGCTTGTGGAAGGGTTGTGAGACCACTTTTACTTTTTTCTCTTTTTTTACCTCGGAAGAAAAAAGAACGTCTGACATAGTAACGCTTGCCTTTAGCAGTCTCATAGTAATAGATATTTGGGTATTTTGTTTTATTATATTTCATTGTATTCTCCTTGTTTATCGGCTTCTGGACAAGGTCTAAACATTGAGAATATTGACATCACCCCTTTCATGGTGTAAAATAGGGTATAGAAAATAGGCCTTTTTAATGGCTGATTTTTTATAAGGTTGAGCTTCACAATCAAACTTTGGCGAGGGCGATTGTGGGGCTTTTTTGTTATTTTTTGACTTTATCTTTTAAAGCTTTCTCTATAGCTTTCTTTAATTCCAAAATAGATGCTTTTTCATCTTTGGTAAAGGTTACTGTGTTTTCATCTTTTACGGCATCAAATACACCACCTTTTGTATCAGAAGAACCAGGGTAAACAAGTTGAAGATAGCCAACAGTTGAGCCAGGTTCTTTCAATTGGTATGCTGTAATCTCAGAGAGAAGAATTGACTTTTCGCCATCAAGACCATGAAGAAGAACATTAGACACATTTGTCTTTCTTGCAATCCTGATAAAATAATCATCGATTCTTACAACAGTTTTTGATTTCTTAAACTCAAAAACTCGCTCATTCGGTTCCTCTGTGAAGAGTTCAACCTCTAAACTTTCATCTTGCTTTTTACCAAACAATGCCATAAGTAGTTCCTTTCTTTTTCTGCTTTAGCAGTTTATAAACATATTTAACCAACTAAGGTCTGATATTCTTCTTTTACCATGATTTCATTTGTCACGGTTTTTAGATCATAGTAGGACATGAATTTGAGGTAATCAAACTCTGTGGGGTCGTCTAAGCTTTCTATCGCGTCTTTTACGAGATGATGGATCATATTCCTATCAGCTTCGTTTTCACAGCGTAGGCGAGCGTTCTGGTACTCTGAGCGTGTGTGGTCTTTGTGTCCGAGTTCATGCAGTAGTACCTTAACTCTCTCTTTCTTGCTGAGTTTACTCGACAGGAAAGCTGTATTGGTTTCTTTTTCGTAAAATCCAAGTTCGTCAGGCATCAAATCTCCATCAAAATCGATAATACGAATCTGAAAATGACTTATAATTTCTTTTTCAGTCACTAAGCAATACCTCTAATCACCAGCTTCTTTGAGATAACCTTCAATGATAGACTGGATGATTTTCTTCTTTTCATCTGTTAATTCTCGACCGCCAAACATCATGACATTCGATGCCATTTCTTCAACATTTAGGGTCTTCCCTTGCCATGTATATTCTTTTGAATCACCAGCAATAGCAGGATTATCAGTACGACCAAGCAAATAGTCAGTGGACACGTTGAAGTAGTCGGCTATTTGTTGCAGCCGTTCAGCAGACGGTTGATTTCTTTTCAACCCATACAAAGAATTCTTTCCTAGCTTTAGCTTATCTTCTAAAGTATTTAGCGAAATCCCTTGTCTCTCACATAAATCTTTTACGATTTCAAAAGTAGAAAACATTGATTTATCAGCCTTTCTAAGACATGACAAAAAATATTTTACAAAATACGCAAAAAAACAGTTGACATTATTTTGCGTTTACGCTAAAATAGTTTTTGTAAGTTAATGAGTTAGTAAAAAACGAAGTTAAAACTTATCTAAAAATAAATAGCTTTGGCGAGCAAGTAAGTTGATAGATATAATGTTTTATCAAGGTTTTTAATTATGCTTTCATTTTAGCAGATACGCTAAAAACTGTCAAGCGTTTTATAAAATAATTTACTAACTCTTTAACTTATAGATTTGATAGAGAGGAGGAATAGCAGATGCCAAGACCAAAACATTGGCCGTATGTTACTAAAAGAAGAACAGAAAGGCCACGATTAAGTAGATTGTCCTTACGTGACAATAAATTGATATTGGACTCCAAGGAATTAAAAGGGGTAAAAAGTTATGAATTGAAAAGTCTAGAAACAACGCCAAAATTTTCTGAACTAAAAGTCACTTTACTTGTTGAGTTGGTCTGAAATAACTTTTGAAATGACTTCTATAGAGATGTCTTTTAAAACATTCAATGAAAATGAACCTACTTTTGAAGCTATGCTCTTAGTCTTATTCCAATTTGTATCTTGTCTAATGTTAGCTAGGAACTCATGTGCTTCTGGAGACAAGTCGATAATAATTGCGGATAAATCAAAAGTATAAGTTACTTCTCCAATAAAAAATCCTGCGTAATCCGCTTGACGAATATGGTAAAAAATCGTATCCACTCCATATTTATTAAACAAAGGTTCGTCCTTTTCTTCGCTGTAAATCACAACATTATCAAATGTAGATTTTGCTTCGATATCAAGCAATAGGTCACGAATGCAGTCAGGGTTCAGCTTCATTGTTCCACCTCATAATTATTTTTTAAAACTATTATAGCAGAAAGGAGAAATATATGAGCCAACAACATCTTAAATGGATTGAGCTTGTAAAAGAGCGAATTGAAAAACGTGGGTGGTCACAGACCGATTTGGCTATCGTTGTAGGTGTTAGTCCATCAACCATCACACAATTGCTTAAAGATGGAAAAGGGAGCGACGACTTGAAACTTCGCATCAATAAAAAGTTACGAATTAACGAGCCTTGGGAAAAATTTGAGGAGTAAGAAATGAACAATACAAGACAAGATAATGATGTCATCAAAGAAATCATTGAGAAACATTTTGAAAATATGGTCGACGATGTTTTGGCACACACAGAGACCTACTATGAAGCTTTGGGTGCTGTTTCTTGCATTAAGGGAAGCAAGATCCCGGATATGCTTCACTTAGCTGATTGTTTGAGGAAAGCTATCAGAAAACGTGCTATGCAACAAAAAACACCTAATCATAAAAACTAGGTGTTGGAGGAGAGGAATATGAACGAAATTTTTAACTTCCACGGACAGGAAGTCCGTACTATGACAATCAATGACGAGCCTTGGTTCGTTGGAAAAGATGTTGCAGACATCCTAGGATATAGCAAGGCTAGAAATGCGATTGCTCTTCACGTTGATGAAGAGGACGCCCTAAAACAGGGCATCCCTACTAGTGGTGGAACACAGGACATGATTATCATCAACGAATCTGGTCTCTACTCTCTTATCTTATCCAGCAAATTACCTCAAGCAAAAGAGTTTAAGCGTTGGGTGACATCAGAGGTCTTGCCAGCTATTCGCAAGCAGGGCGGATTTATCAGAGAGGACTTGGATGAGGATGCTTTCATCGCTCTATTTACTGGTCAGAAGAAATTGCGTGAGCAACAGGCGACCATGCTGGAAGATATTGACTATTTGAAGAGTGAACAACCGATTCATCCGAGCTATGCTCAGTCGCTCCTGAAGAAGCGTAAGGCTCGGGTCGTGGCTTGCTTGGGTGGTATTGACAGTCCAGCTTACGCTGATAAAATCTTCGCTCAATCAGTATTCAGACAAGCTGAGGTTGATTTCAAGGATCATTTTAATATCAGTCGCTATGATTTACTACCAAAGAAATTCGCAGAAGCAGCATTGAAGTATTGGATGACGTGGGAGCCAAGCACAAACACTAAGATGAAAATCATGAAATTGAACTCATTTGACGAAGTGTAGGAAGGGTAAAAGATGGATAATGTTCTACTTTCACTATCGGAATGGATTAAATCCATTATCAAGGACACGATCACAAGGTTGGTTGAAATAGAAAAAGATAGTGACCACTATCCTGAATTGATGGATGTAGGCACTACCTGCGAATTTCTAGGAATCAACTATGACACATTTTCAAATAATTATCGTTACATGAAGGGATTTCCAAAAGAACTCCCTGGTAAGAAATGGTCAAAAAGAGCCATCAAGGAATGGCTCTCTAATCAAATATAATAACTTTACTAAAAGGCTTCTGGACAAGGTCTTAGCAAAATTATTTGACTATATTATAGCACAAAAAGAGGATAAAAACATGAACAATTTACAAATTATCGCAGTAGGCACAGTAGTATCAGTAGTATTGATTGAATCGCTGATGATGAATATCAAACTTAAAATGGCCATGAGACAGAAAAAGAAGATTCAATTTCAAGCGCCACAAGTTGAAAAAGGGTTTATCGACTTTAAAACAGGTCAACGTGTGGACATTGATCCCGTGACACGAAAAGAAACATTTGTGGATTAAAACGGAGGGGAGTAATGTCTGAAATCAAATGGATTAAGATTACTACTGATGTTTTTGACGATGAAAAAATCTGTCTTATCGATGCACTTCCTGATCATGATGCTATTCTGGTGATTTGGTTCAAAATTCTAGTGTTGGCTGGAAAATTGAATAAAAATGGAGTTTTAGCAATTTCACCTAATTTAGTTTATACAGATGAAATGTTAGCTAATAGATTTCAAAGACCCCTCAACACTGTCAGGATGGCCTTGGGAATCTTTGAGCGGTTCGGTATGATTGAGGTTATTGAGGGTGTCATTACCTTGCCAAACTGGGAAAAACATCAAAACATTGATGGGATGGAGAAAGTCAAGGAACAGACACGAAAACGTGTAGCTAGACATCGAGAAAAACAAAAAGAGCTCGCTATTGGTAACGTTACATGTAACGTTACAGTAACGGAAAGTAACGGAACAGAAGAAGAAAGAGATAAAGATAAAGAATTAGATAAAGATAAGAATATAACTACTACTAGTAATAGTCAAAATATCTTAGAACTATTTCAGTCTGAATTTCGTAGACTTCTATCAGGTTTTGAAATCGAAGAAATCAATCATCTGTTAAACGAAAATGACTCTGGACTAGTCAAAGAAGCATTAAGGACGGCTGTTACTTCAGGAAAACCAAATGTTAGCTACATAGGTGGCATTTTGAGAAATTGGCAGCAGAAACAAGTTATTACAGTTGAACAAGTTCGACACTCTGAGAAGCAGCGTAAAGAGAAGAAAGATGAACAGGGGGCTAAGGACGAATGGGGATTTTAGAACTTATCGAGCAATTTGAAGATGACTTTTATCCTATCAGCGATGAAAAGAAGTCACTGCTTGCAAAACAACCTCTTTCTATTGTCACTGCTTGCTTATCAGATATGGCCAGCTGGCAGGCTTGCGGAGGTAAGGTATCATGGTAACTGATGCACTCGAGAAGATGGCCTTATCTTACCATAGAAATACTGAACAGCAGGATGAAATTTGCGAAAAGCATGGGATTCCCTTGATCAAAATCCTTCGGACAAATGATGTCCTTTGTCGCTTATGTGAATCGGAACGGATCCATGCAAAGAATCAAATAAAGGTCAATGAGTTGGCTGATGCTGAGCATGAACGAGAGCGAAAGTTCTATCTTGAGAGATTCTCTCTCTATGATGATGTACTGAAAAATGCTACTCTTGATAACTTTGACACACCCACTGAAAAAGAGGCTGAAAAGTTGAAGTTTGCCAAAAAAATTTGTAGAGAGTGGACAGGTGGAGCGAGAAACAATGTTGTTTTTCAAGGCGAAGCTGGAACGGGTAAAAGCCATCTTGCTTTTGCGATGATGAAATATTTATCAGAGACTACAAAAGAAATTGCTATCTTTATCAATGTCACTGACTTACTGATGAAAATCAAGGCGGACTTTAGTCAGGAAGAGTTCCTGATAAATAAAATTGCTTGTGCAAAGTTTTTGGTCTTGGATGATCTTGGGATGGAGAAGGATAGTGAGTGGTCCTTCGGTATCCTTTACAACATTCTCAACAAAAGGGCTAACACGGTTATCACGACTAATCTGACTGCGCAAGAAATTCAGAAGCGATATGGTCGGCCGTTTATGAGTCGGTTGATGAAGGGTGTAGACAATGATCATCTGATGGTATTTAATGACTTGAAAAACAAAAGGAAAGATTACTTTTAGAGAGGTGGTACACATTGTTATTAAAACTTTACTTCGTCTACAATGGGCATTGCAAGTTTTTTCTTGGTGATTTCAACAATGTGGATGAACTTATCGAACGGATGAAAGACCATCAGTGGGCTTTCTCAGGTATTACCAGACCAAAATTCAAAAAATACATCGGGAAAGACGATGTGAGGTTTGATTATGGTGCAGTAGATTGCTATTACTTAGCGACAAAATCAACGTGCCGCGAACCACGTTAAAAGCGAGCTAGGAATGTGTCAGTAAAGGTTATGTGACCTTGGACGAGCGGCTGCCCGTATTTAGCCAAATTCACAACAGAGGTAGTCGCATTTTTTGGATAAACAGATGAAATTTTTGGATTTATTCGCTGGCATTGGTGGATTCCGTTTAGGAATGGAATCGGCAGGGCATGAATGTATAGGTTTTTGTGAGATTGATAAATTCGCAAGAGCCAGTTATAAAGCTATACACGACACGAGAGGAGAAATTGAATTACATGATGCAACAGGAATCACGAAGAAAGAAATCAAAGCAATCGGACAAGTTGATGTTATCTGCGCAGGATTTCCGTGTCAGCCTTTCAGCGTTGCTGGTGCAAGACGAGGTTTTGAAGATACAAACGGAACTCTCTTCTTTGAAATCGCAAGGTTCGCTTCGGTTCTCAAACCTAAACTACTTTTCCTTGAAAACGTCAAGGGGATTATTAGCCACAATAAAGGGTATACCTTCGAGACAATCATCGGAGCATTGGAAGACTTGGGGTATGATGTCGAATGGCAAGTGCTTAACAGCAAAGATTTTGGAGTACCCCAAAATAGAGAACGGGTCTATATTATCGGACATTTTAGAGGAGGGCGTACCAGAAACGTTTTTCCTATCATTGAAACAAGATCAGATAAATCAATTATCCAACTAGGAAATATCAAGAAAACTGGAAGTTTTGGCGGAAACCCTCAATGCGGGAGAATTTACAGTCCAGATGGGTTAGCACCCTGTTTAAACACAATGCAGGGAGGTCAAAGAGAACCGAAAATTCTTATCGACGGCAGAGTACGCAAACTAACACCTCGTGAGTGCTGGAGATTACAAGGCTTTCCTGATTGGGCTTTTGATAAGGCGCAGTAGGTGAACTCTAACAGTCAATTATACAAACAAGCAGGAAATAGCGTGACAGTCAATGTTATCGCTGCAATAGCAAAGGAATTGGAATGAGGTGATGACTTGAAATTATTTCTTAACGAAGATTGCATGGACGTCATGAAAAGATATCCTGAAAACTATTTTGATTTAGCTATTGTTGATCCACCGTATTTTTCCGGACCAGAAAAAAGAAAATTTTACGGACGAAAAGTCAGTCCAATAGGTGTAAGCAGACTGTATGGCGAAACCTCAGAGTGGCAAATTCCAAATGGAGATTATTTTGATGAACTTTTTAGAGTTTCAAAAAATCAAATCATTTGGGGTGTGAACTACTTCAACTACTCTTTTGGGCCTGGTCGAATTGTGTGGGATAAAGTTAATGGCCAGTCAAGTTTCTCAGATTGTGAGATAGCGTACTGCAGTTTACATGATAGTACACGGATGTTTCGCTATATGTGGAACGGTATGATGCAAGGGAAGTCAATATCTGAAGGACATATCCAGCAAGGAAACAAGGCTTTGAATGAGGTTAGAATTCATCCAACTCAAAAACCCATCAATCTTTATCTTTGGTTGCTGCAAAATTACGCAAGAGCTGGAGATAAGATTCTTGATACTCATGTCGGTTCAGCAAGTAGCTTGATTGCTTGTCAGGAGTTAGGTTTTGAGTATGTCGGTTGCGAGCTTGACAAAAGAATCTTTAACCTTGCAAAACAGAGACTTGATACTTATGAGAAGCAAATAAAATTATTTTAAGGAGAAGAATATGAACAACACAGAATTAGAAAACAAGGTTCAACAATGGTTTGTTGACCGTAACTTACATGAAGCAAATCCGGTCAAGCAGTTCTTGAAGCTGATGGAAGAGTCTGGTGAATTGTTTGAGGGCATTGCAAAGGATAAATCAGAACTGATTTACGATGCGCTCGGAGACATCCAGGTAGTTTTGATTGGACTTGATCAACAGATTAAGAATGGTGCTCAGATTTCAGCCAATCAACAGGAACTTGAATTGTTGCTGATGGTTTCTAGTCTAGGTAATATCGCTCAGAAGTTATACGCTCATGTCTGTCACAATGAGACACAGATTCCTTTAATCAAAGCAGACTTGATGTTTCTTGACAGTGTGGTTAGTACGGTTTCATTTTGTAATGGAACTACAGCTGAAAATTGCTTAGAAGAAGCTTATGAAGTCATCAAGGACCGCAAAGGTAAGATGATTGATGGTGTGTTTGTGAAAAAAGAGGATTATGGAGAATAAAGATGCCAAATTTTGCAGAAGGAACAATTAAATTAAGAGGACGTGCAGAAAATATTAAATCTGCTTTGAAATATATGTTTGAAGATGCTGGTGATGTCACAATCGAAGAAGATACAGATGGTGAGCTAATCATTTTCACTTCATCAAACTCTTATTTTTACATCAATGGCACAAAACGTGCTTTTATCGACGGTGAAAGTTTTGAAATTCATCTTGATGATGATTTTCTTATTATCGAACTTAATAATTTTACGCAGGCATGGCGCGCTATCCCAGACGATTACATAGAAATCTCTGAAAAATTCAATGTTGACATTAAAATCTTTACATTCGAACAGGGCTTGGAATTCACTCAAGAAATCGAAATTTCAAAAGGGAAAATTTTAAAAAACACTGTATTGAAGTATGGTAATTATAGGTGGGAAGTCGCATTTAGCAATTTAGGGGGATGAATAGAAGGAGGATATGCCAGATGATTGAAATAAATGGTAAAAACTACGAAGTCCATAAATTAAAACTCACAAAAAAGGATTTAAAAAACTTAAAAAAAGGCGAAGCGCTTATTTTTATCTCCGAAGAAGCTAAACAAGCTATAACTATTAGTTTGGAGGATAAGGAATGAGATATTTTAAAATCCTATGTGTTGTTTTAATCGCATCGTTCCTCGTGGCATGTCACCAGATTTCAAGTGGGACGGTTGTAGACAAGTACATTGATGAACCTCATACAACGTTCATACCTGTTAATACAGGAAAAAGTTCAGTACTTGTACCAACAAGAACCAAAAGAAGATATATTCTAGTCATTTCAGGATATGTAGGGAATAAGCGAGTTGAAGAAAGATTTGAAGTGACAGCTAAGGAATACAAACACTATGGAATTGGCAATACTTTTATACAGGATGCCGTTTTAGAAATCGAAGGAGATAGAGAATGAGCATACAGGGACTAATTGAACGATATGAAAAATTTAAAGCTAGCAAGAAGAAATTGACCTCGGTTGATTTGGTTTTGAAAGACTTACGGTCTTTGGACGAACCAGAACCGTTGCCGTTCAAGTTAAAAGATGTCGTTCGTCGAATCAGAGGGTTTGATCCGACGACACAGACTAGATGGCTTAATGACATCATTAAAGAATTAGGGGACGATTACGGTTCAATGAAATATCGCAGTGGTTACGAGCAAGGTAAACTTGAGGGAGAATGGGTTGGCAATCAATTGAAAGATGCTGATAAGGTTCGGAAAGAATTGAATAGAGTCAAAGTACCGCAGTTTGTGGCGGAGTGGATTGAAGTATGTAAAGAACATCTTACAAGTTCTCTTTATCTTGCTATGACTCCAAGTTTTTTGAAATCAAATAACCAAGGCATTGAATTAACATTATGGATCAAAAAGAACGAAGAAACATTCGCTCGTGCATGGCTTGACGGCTACGAGGTTGAGAAAGAGAAAAGATATCGGGTAAAGGTGAAAGGCATTTGTGGAAATCACGAAACTTTGAACCGTGAGAAACATTCAAACAAATGGCTTTTCTCAGACCGGGAAGAAAACTCACTTTATGGCACACACCACACCCGAAAAGAATTAGAAGATGCAGGTTTCGGAGAAGTATTCAACAGTCCTGTGTTTGAAGTCGTGGAGGTTGAGTGATGGATAATGAAGTCTTTGAAGAATTGAAAAAGCTTATGAGTTATTTTCCTGACTCATTTATAAACAGACAATTAGAACTTATTCTCATCCCAAAAACAAACACATACTTTTCTTTAAGAGATTGTTTGACAAAGAATGATGTCATTTCAAAGGTACTAATGTGGTGTACTAGAGATATAGATAAAGGCGAGCCTTATCAACAACGAAAACGAAATATCGACTTTTATGCGGATAATCGCGATCGTTTGAGAAAATATTTAGGTTCAGATATCAATGTGCATGTGGTTTATAATCACTTAGGAAATGGAATTAACAAAGAACTCACACACAGATTTATCGAGAGTGGTTTTGATATGGATTTACTTTATAAGGAGCTCAAAGAATGAAACGTTTTATCGCAATCTGGATTTTATTGTCTGCTGGATTAAATATTTGGCAGAGTATCCACATCAAAAAACTAGAAGAAAATCGCCCGATGGTTATCTACAAGGCGGATAATCAAGGCGCAGAGATATTCGGTAAGGTCGTCGAAAAAGAGCGACACGGCAAACTATACACGCTGACAATTCGTGATTACGGTATTTTCGTAGTTACGAAGGACGTGTATGAGAAAGTGAAAGTTGGGGATGAGGTAAGATTGTGATGGCAAAGTACAAGAAACCAACTTACATCATCATTCAAGAAGCGATGGCAGAGCGCATTAGATTTCTGGAAGATGAACTGTATGAAAGGGCCTATAAGGATATTGAGAAACTAGAAGCTCAAAATGATTTCTTAAAAGGTCTTTGTAACAATCAACTTGAAATCATCATGGATTATGAATGGAAGCAGATGCAAGAGCAGGCTACATTCATAAAAGCTAATACTAGGAAGTGGAGAGCAAGATGAATAGAAGGATTAAAAAGAAGAAAGCTAAACAACTTGCTCAGAAGAAACAAATAGAGTTAGAAAATAAGCTTAGAAAGTTAAGCCCGGAAGAAATTGAAGTTTTATCTAGAATGATTAAGCAGATAGTTTCTGACATCAGTAAGGCTTTTTCTCAAATGTTCGATAGCTTATTTAATTATTTTAAAAATTCGGAGGTAGAATTTGAAGAAATTGAGCGACGAAGACCTCAAAACGTTAGACAGAGAACTTTTCAAATTTCAAAACATTCAACGTACAATAGATTTGAGAAGACTAGAATTAGAAACTCGAAACCCAGATGCTCAGAGTGGTCCCAGCGTAGGAATAAGCAAACCTACCGAAACTATCGCAATCAGAATCGCAGATGATCCAACATTAAAATTTCTAGAAGGGTTCAAAGCTATCATCAACAAACTCTTGAGCAATTTAGTTGATGAGGATAAGGAAATCTTTAATCTGCGCTGGAGATATCCTCAACTGAGATGGGAAGAAATAGCAGAACAGAAATTCATGAGCAAAGCTACAATCTATCGACGTAGAAGGATTATCTTAGAACAGTACGCTATACTGAAAGGTGAGTTGTAAATAAGATTGAGACAAAAGACATCTTGAAGTCTCACAAAAAAAGGTTTATTATGATAGCATGAACTTCTGAAACAAAAACACACATTACATGTTAGGAGTCATCCTTAATTCTATTCAAACAAGTTGTCCAACAGAAGTATCGTCAAGAGTCAGCAAATGCTGGCTTTTTGTTTTAGGAAAGGAGGTAGAATATGGAATTTGTATCACCGATAAAAGATAATGACGACATTCAGGCAATGAAAGATTATCTCAGAGAGTGGAATGAGATGTATTATATGCTATTCATTACAGGCCTGAATACTGGTTTGCGAGTCGGAGATATACTTACCTTGAAAGTTAAAGATGTTCAAGGCTGGCACATCAAACTGAGAGAACGGAAGACTGGCAAGCAGATAACAAGACGGATGACAAAAGAACTCAAGAAAGAAATGAGGAGATATGTTGAAGGGAAACCATTTCATCATTTCTTATTCAAAAGTAGGCAAGGTCAGAATAAAGCGATCACTCGTGAGCGAGCCTATCAAATCATACATGAAGCAGCTGAAGAACTTGGCATTGATAATGTTGGCACACACACAATGCGCAAGACGTTCGGCTATAAATATTACAACAAGACAAAGGACGTAGGAACATTACAGAAAATGTTCAATCACTCATCACCTGCAATAACCTTGAGATACATAGGAATAGAACAAGCAGAGCTTGATGATGCTTTACGGAACTTTGTCATTTAATTTTTTAGATATTACTTTCACATAATGAGTTAAGCATAAACTGAAAAAATGCAACTCTTTAAAACCTATGCCTAGTAAGGGTTTGAGATTTAGAGTGAGTTTAACAAAATATAAGATATGTGAAGGTGAGGGATAAAATTGGTATAGTTACAAGAGGTATGACTATGATAAAAATACTGAAAAGAATTTTGAATTTGATTTATAAAAAAATATCAAGCAAAGATAAAATTCAAATTTTAGGAAGCGTTGGCGATGAAACTTTAAACCTCGAAGTAAGCGACATAGGGATACAAGGGAAAATTGCGGTTAGTGAAATTCACCCAGAATCATTTAGATTTTATAAGTACATCAATGACAACAAAATCATTTCTATTTGCGAATACAAAAAAACAAAAAAGAAAGAATGAGACAAAAGACATCTTGAAGTCTCACAAAAAAAGGTTTATTATGGTAGCATAGTTTTCTTGTATGAGAGGGGATAGGTCACTGGCCTGTCCCTTTTAGTATTAGAAAGGATGTTTGCCATGTACAACAAACCTATAAGACCATCCTTGAAGTCTAAGAAGTGGGAGAAGTTTCGTGATAAGATCATGCGGAAGTTCGACTATCTTTGTCAAGAAAGTTTGAGGTATGGAATTTCAGTAGCAGCTGAAATGGTACATCATATATTTCCTGTATCTGAATACCCTGAACTTGAATTCGTTGAGTGGAATTGTTTGCCACTAACAAACAAGAAACACAATACGTTTCATGATAGAAAGAATGATAAGATTATCAATCAAGGATTATTTTGGCAAAGAAAGAGAAAAAAGGAGTTTGAAGAATTTTATGGATACCCCCCACCTCTTTGAAAATTCATTTTGGGCAGTAGGGTACCGGTGAAGGGAACTTTTTCCAAGTCGGGGACCTTCAAACAAAAAGGGGGTAAAAACTAAGCGATTTTGACGAAAGGAGGTAGTTTTTGGCTAAACCAATTACAGCAAAGTCGATTAAGTTAAAAGTGGTCAAGCAGATGAAAGACTTGGGTACTTATCGTAAAGAGTTTGAAATGATCATTGACATATTTGCAGGTATGCTATATCAGTATCAGAAACTTGCTCAAGATTATGCTGACATGGGTTATCCAGTAACAGACACCTACGTCAATAAGGCTGGTGCTGAAAATGAGCGCAAAGTTCCAATCTTGACAGCGATGGAAATTTTGAGGAAAGACATCCTCAGCTACTCTAATCAGTTGATGATGAATCCTAAGTCTCTTGGTGAGGTAGTAGAACAAGAGGGTGAGTCAGTTCTTACTGAGGTCCTGAAGTTTAAGAATGAACTGAAAAAGAAGCGAGTGAAAGATGGATAAAGACTTTGAAAAACGTTTTGCCGATTTTCGCCACGCTACAACCAATCTTGGAAAAGCTAAAGCCTATGTTGATTATGTCCTGAGCTATCAAGAGGAACATAACGAAGAACGGATTTTGGCTGCTGAACGCTTTTTGAGGGATTTGGAAAATCCAACATATGAGCTTGATGAGGATATAGTGGATTTTGCTATTCACTTCATTGAGAACTCAATTGTTCATCAGCAAGGAGATGACATGTTTGCCATGTCTATCCGTAACAAGCCTTTGATTTTGCAACCGTGGCAACATTTCACAGTTGTCAATCTCTTTGGGTTCTATCACGCTGGTACGAACGAGCGTAGGTTCAAAGAAGCCTTGATAATGCTGGCACGGAAAAACGGCAAGACCAGCTTTACTGCTGCTATTGCTTTACTTTATCAGATTTTGGATGCCGATAGTGGTTCAAAATGCTATATCGTGGCCAATTCTGTCAAGCAAGCGCTGGAAGCCTTTAATTTCATCAAGTTCAACGTGGAACGATGGAATGACAAATCTATCCGTATCAAGGACAATAACCAAGAACACTCTATCACAGCTAATTTTGGAGATGATGGGTCATTCTATATTCAGGCCTTGGCCAACGATGAGAGCCGTTTGGACTCTCTCAATGGCAATGTCACGGTCATCGATGAAGCTCACACGATGAGGAATAGTAAGAAGTATGGTCTTATGAAGAAAACAATGTCAGCATACCGAAACAGTATGCTTTTTGTTATCTCAACGGCTGGTGATATTCCTACTGGATTTCTTGCTAACCGCTTGAAATACTGTCAGAAAGTGCTCAAGCAGTTGGTACAGGATGAGGCTTTATTTATCTTTATTTGTAAAGCTAATCAGACAACGGATGGCGATGTTGGTGACTATCTTGATGATAATGTTTTGAAGATGGCAAATCCGTCTTGGGGTGTCACGGTGTCCATGCCTGCTTTGAGAGCTGAAGCAGAGCAGGCTATGAATGATCCACAGACTAGGAATGAGTTCTTCAACAAGACTTTGAATGTCTTTACAAACTCAATGAACGCTTATTTCAATCCTGATGAGTTTATCGTTTCAGACAGTCGCTATGATTGGACCTTAGAGGAGCTGGCACGCTTGCCTATCCAGTGGTATGGTGGCGCCGACTTGTCAAGGCTGCACGACTTGACCGCCGCTGCTCTTTATGGGGTTTACCATGATGGTGAGAAAGATGTTGATATTTGCATCACACACGCTTTCTTTCCTCGTGTCAA